CTTCGAATTAAAACATGTAGCACCCTTGTCAGAAAGTTCAGCCATGTGAAGAGGCAACTTAGTTAGATTTCCGGTGCGGATAATTTCCATAATCTCCATGTTGGGATTAGCAGGTGTATCAATCATCTGGAAAATATCGTCGAAAAGACAAATTCGCTGATTCTTGTAACCATCCCAGAACTCATTCTCCACTGTTCGAGTGTATATTTCCTGAGTGACATCGGGGATACCCTTAACATCGCGGGGAATTCCATCAATCTTAAGCAACTCTGTGGCTAGGCAATACATTAGTCCAGATTTACCTTGACCAGATTCACCAGACATATAGATGACAAGGGGTTCATGTCGAGGTCCGCTTGTAAATGCGCTTGAGGATCCCGCTTTGTCATAGAACTTTCGCAAAGCCTGCCAATGGACATTGAAAGGCTGCATAATGTGACGATCGAGCTTAAGCGCTGAAGCCTGTTGATTGAATTGAAACCCTTGACGATAAAGTTCTTGGACACGGGCACACAGGGCTGGTTCACGATCGAGACGATCATACGTTCCAAGTTCTATAAGTTGTTGAACATCAATAAACCATTGTTGAATTCCAGTCATGAATACTTCGAGCTCCGAAATCTCAGTTGGAACACCGTATTTAATATGAAAGATGCTGGAAACGACCTTACCAACAACCTTCCCAATACCTTCAAAAGCCATGGAAGTTCCACGAACAGCTTGACCGAGACTAGTAACTGATTTCATCATCGATGAAACCTCACTGTCCTTGGGTATCCGAGAAAGGATAACTGTGCCAAAACAAACGGCAACAACAGTAACAAGACTCGTCAGAAGATCAACCCCAATCTGAGCGCGTGGCGCTGGGGAGATGAGTGCAAACAAAGAGGACATATGATTTTTGATGTACTCCCACGCACTAAATGCCAAAGCAGAAGTGACGTTAAAGGAGCACAACATGTCGACAAAGAGTGCGAAAAGTGATTTGGGATCAGACATACCAAGGCGAAGAGCCACAAAAATCTTACAACACAAAGAAATGCATCGCTGAATGAGAGATTGGGCAACAATTCCAAGACCCTGGAGCATTCCCTGACAAGCAGTAATCATTTCTTGCATCCCGTCAATCTTATGATTGACTCCGACGTCAAATAACGCCTGAGTTTTAGCAATACTAAGAGGACGAAGACGCGTGATTAGAGAACTATAATCCTTGTCACGAACATTGAGTTTAACAGTAAATGTACCATCAGCAGTTCGAATTGTACCAGTGGTAAGTCGTCCCTCCGTAGATGTAAATAGAGGGATAGTTTTGATGCCATGTTGTTTAATGACACTCAAAAACTTAGAATTCTTAGCGGCATAATTAGATTCGAGAACAAGTTGCTTGAGTATAAAACGCCTAAGGGTGTTATTTCGCGTTTTATCTACAAGTTGATTAACTTGCATATGTTCGAATCGAGTGGCAATCTGAGCTCGAATTGGGTTCAGAAAAACCAAAGGGTCAATGTCCTTCTTACTTTGTCCATGCGCACACCAAACATGAGCGCAAAAAGACTCAAGAGTCTTAAAGCGGACATCCTGGCACAATAATTCCTTACACATATGGGGAAAAAGCCAAGTGCAACCTTGAAGGTGGGCACTTGCTTCTTTCCACTGAATTTTCATCCCACATAGACATTCGACTTTCGCTGAACAGCGAGTATTTGCCAAATGTTGGATCCGTGCTTTGACAGATTTGTGAGATTTGTCGCACAGCGTGCAGACATGTGAGATGGTAACCATGCGATCAAGGATCGCGGAATGTAGGGGGATTTTTGACCTGGATTGAGGAGACGATATTTGACGTCCCTCAACAGACAGGTGCTGTTTTACGGAAAAAGTAAATTGTGACATAACGGCAACCGCATATTTCCCTAAATAGAATAGACTTCAAAATCATTTTCACAAGAACTCTAAAACCAATAGAGGTTGAATCAGAATCCATCTAGACCAGGGAATTCATAAGCCCACACCGCATATGCGAGGCAATGTAGGACTATCAGAACGCTCAATTTTAACCCACTGGATTGCTGGTACTACCATATAATCCAACGCTGAGAGAACTATGGGAATGAATAAGTTCATTAAACTCTTGACAGGTTCTTCTAAGAACTTCATTTCTTCGCACGATCAGCAATCAAGTATGATCAGCAGAAATATAGCCAAAATTTGAGAGATCAATAGAAA